AGCAGCCCATATCGGTTATCCTGGTGGCCTTTGAGCCATAAAATCCAGGTCCCCGATTAAGCTGCTCGCCCGTCAAGTGTGGAAAATCTCCGCGCGCTCCGTACGACAGGAAGTGGTGATTGGAATGGCTGGTCCATTGGGTTTACCAACCCGAGATAGGACTATTACTATTCCACCCCAGACGATCACTCAAAAGATCAATGGGGTCACCAAGATCGGTACTATCCAGCGCACTGGTGGTACTGCCAGAGTTCAAGACGACAGTCATGACCTGACAGACCTCGGTGTGCGTGATTGTGGCGGGCCCTTAATCGTCCATAAGACGGTTGGGTATGCCACAATGGGCGTCGAAACCTTGAAAAAGGTAAACGGCGGCCTAGGTTCTCAGGTTGCCCTGAGGCCTACTACTGGAATCCCTGGCTCACAGCTAACGCCCGATCGGGCGCAGATGTGGGGTCAGGGTGGTACCGCGATTGCTCGTACTCTACCAACCAGACCGGCGTTTGAAGGCGGTGAAGCTATCGCCCAAAGCATCGGTGTACGTGCCATTCCTAGAATGGTCGGTTCAAGTCTCTGGCGTGCTCGAGCTTTTCAGTTCAAGCAGCTCGGAGACGAGTACCTCAACGTACAATTTGGTTGGCTGCCGTTCGTCAATGACATCCTCGATTGTATGAGGGCTGTTAGAGACTCTGACGATTTTCTTCGTCAGCGGCAGGACGGCTCTGGTAAAATAACCAGAGTCGGCTATGAGTTCCCTGAGCAGACTTCCACGGACTCCGTCCAAAAAGGATTCACCATCTATTCGGTGGATGGATCCGAAACAGGACGGTTTTCGCAGAGCACCGCCAATTCCTACGTTAGTACAACTTTCAGTAGGACTTGGTTCAAGGGGGCGTTTTACTATTACCTCCCTGTATCCCGGAAGAACATGTCTCAATCAGAGAAATTCCGCGATTATGCGGATCATGTTCTTGGTCTCAATTTAACACCTGAGACCCTCTGGGACGCTGCTCCGTGGTCGTGGGCCGTCGACTGGGCCTTAAATGTCGGCGATGTTGCTCGCAACATCGGCGCCATAGGCAAAGACGGCTTGGTCCTCCTTTATGGGTATATTATGACCCATAAGGGCAACAGAACAATCTGGTACGGCGGCGGAAACGTCGTCGCGGCAGCTTGTTCGTTGACACTCACAGATGAGTGGAAGACCAGATGGCCTGCATCACCGTACGGATTCGGATTGACATATGAGGGTCTTTCCTTGACCCAAAAGTCAATCCTGGCAGCTATCGGCATTAGCCATTGGTAGCTCGTGTCCTGGGCGGGGGGCGCTTTCACGTCCCGCTCGACCAAGATGTTGCGTACCGAAGCAACATCCCTCACATTGGAGTTCTGTCACATGGCAT